ATTATACTGAATATGCAGTACAAAACTATTTAAGAGAAGCTGGAAGTGCTACCATCGTAAGAGTTGGTGGTATTGGTGGTTATCAACAAACCGCACCTATTGGTATATTCGCATCTGGTGGTTTGGTTGGAGAAAAACTTATTGGAGTTTTATATTCAACTGAAGCTGGTGATGAAGCAGTAGGATTTGGAATACCAAATTTTGGAATGGCTTCAACTGCATCTGGACCTGGATTTGCATCTGGTTCTTTTGTATTATCTTCTTCATTTGGAATTGTATCAGCATCTATTTTAGAAACTGCTACAAATGATGTAGCCGATACATTTGGTACTTCACCATTTGGCGCTAAAACAGCATACACTTACGCTTATTTCAAAAATATAGCAACAACTAATTACACTAACGCAGCATTTGGAGCTGGTGGAGTGGAAGGTGGTACATATGTATCAGCATCAGCATTACCCGCACAAGTATATGGTGATATCAGTGCAGCTGAAACTCCTTACGTTAAATCTCAAAAAGATAACAACAACGTTAGATACGATTTATTTAAGTTTGTAACTTTAGGACATGGTACTCCATATAACACTAAATTCAAAATTGGCATTTCTAATGTTAAGGCAGCTGGTGAAGATGGAGCAACTGATTACTCAACATTTACTGTAACTGTAAGAGGATATAGTGATACTGATAAGAGAAAGACAGTAATTGAAACATTTAATAATGTAAACTTAGACCCTGCTTCTCCTAACTATATAGCTAGAAGAATAGGTGATAGATGGAATACGATTGAATCTGATGGTAAAATAACTGAAAATGGTGATTACTCAAACAAATCAAAATATGTAAGAGTGGTTGTAGCTGAAGCGGGTTCATTCCCAATTTCATCAGCACCATTTGGACATGGAGCATATGTTAATCCAATTCGTATGGGAGCTGGAGATGTAAATAAAGTACCTGCAGTAGTTTACCAAACTGGTTCAGTAAATAACACATCATCATCTCCTGTATATTATTCTGGATTTGATTTCGAAACTATCGGAACATCTGATGATAACAAACAATACTTAAAACCAATTGCTGACGGAGCATTAACTGGAGCAAACGTAGCATTCGCATTCGATTCTCAATTAGCATTTCAAATGACTGGTTCAACTTCATCTGATATGGTTAAAAGACAATTTGTATTAGGATTCCAATACGGATTCGATGGTATGGCACCAACAACAAAAATAAACTTAGGTACAGCAATAACTACGGCAAATTCGCAAGGATTTAACCTTTCAAATAACTCAACAAATGGTTCAATTGCATATACAAAAGCAATCAACGCTATTTCAAATGCAGATGAATACGATATTAATTTAGTTGTAACTCCTGGTATTATTCGTTCTTTACACCCATCTATTACTACAAAAGTAATTGATATGGTTGAAGATAGACAAGATTGTTTCTATATCGCTGATTTTGTGGGAGCAACCGCATTAATTACTGAAGCAACTGAAGAAGCAAATTCAGTAGATTCTAACTATGTTGGAACTTACTACCCTTGGGTTAAGACAGTTGATACTAATAGTAACAAATTAATGAGTGTACCTCCATCAGTATTGATGCCGGCTGTATTCGCTGCAAACGATAGATTGGCGGCTGAGTGGTTTGCACCTGCTGGTTTGAATAGAGGTGGTATTAGTGGAGCAGTTAGTGTATTGAATAGATTAACACACTCTGAAAGAGATACTCTATATGAGAACAAAGTAAACCCAATTGCGGCATTCCCTGGACAAGGTATTGTAGCATTCGGACAGAAAACATTGCAAGATAAGGCATCAGCTTTAGATAGAATCAATGTTAGAAGATTACTTATCACTCTTAAGAAGTTTATCGCATCTACATCTCGTTTCTTAGTGTTCGAACAAAATACTTCTACAACTCGTCAAAGATTCTTAAACACTGTGAACCCTTACTTAGAGGCAGTTCAACAAAGACAAGGTTTATACGCTTTCAGAGTTGTAATGGATGAAAGTAACAACACACCTGATGTAATTGATAGAAACATATTAGCAGGACAAATTTTCTTACAACCGGCTAAGACAGCGGAATTTATCGTAATAGATTTCAACATCTTACCAACTGGAGCAAGTTTTAACGCATAATACGAAAATCAATAAAGTAGATATTTATTAATACAAATAAAAGGAATAAAAAATGGCAGAAATATTAGAGTTTGATAAGATGTTCTATACGAACTTCGAACCGAAGATGAAAAATAGATATGTGATGGAGATAGACAATATCCCTTCATATCTTGTAAAGGCAGCAAATAGACCTACAATTCAATTTGAAACCGTAACTTTAGACCATATCAACGTAAAGAGAAAGTTGAAAGGTAAAGGTGAGTGGCAAGATATCACTATCACACTTTATGACCCAATCGTTCCTTCTGGAGCACAAGCGGTAATGGAGTGGATTCGTTTAGGACATGAATCAATCACTGGTAGAGATGGATACGCTGATTTCTATAAGAAAGATGTTGATTTCTATTTATTAGGACCAGTTGGTGATAAGATTGAACAATGGAAGTTGAAAGGTGCATTTATCTCTCAAGCAAACTTTGGAGATTTATCATTCGATTCTAACGAACCAGCAACAATCGAATTAACACTATCTTATGATTACGCAATCTTAGAATTCTAATCTAAAA